TTATCATGCTCTTGTCCTCCTCAGTGATTAAAGCCAAGCTCGTGGCACTTCTTTACAAGCTTTTGATAGTCTTCGCCCGGTAGTGTATGAAGTGCCGCCAGCATCACGCCGTAAATTAGTGACTGGTTTCGGTCTCTGATCTCCAACGGCATGCAGTTCGTAATATCCCAATAGGTTGCCGCGTGGTTAAGCGCCTCGTTAAATCGCTCAAAGAGTTCTTTGTTGGTCATGTGTCGCCCTCCTCTCGCATGTCTGCTCCGCAATTTGGGCAGAAGTTAGATGTATAATTCTGTTCGTGACCACAAGGAAAACAATGAACCCAATCGTGTTCAATAATCCACTTGCCGTGTGGTCTTTCGACTGTCTGTAACACCAACTCACCATTCTTAATAGGTTCAATTACTCTATCTCTGACAATTTGCTCTAATTGGTCTTTGTCAAAGGTAACATTTGCAACTAAAACCTTTTCGGGTTCAACTGTCGGGGCATTGTCGATTATGCTTTCCCAGTTCAGACCGCCCATTATGTCCTTGCAAAATTCCTTTTTTAAGGCTTCTCGGCTAATCAAATCGTTGTTCATGCTTTGCCCTCCTTGCCCCACTGCTGGGGTATAGTCCAACCGCACGGGCGCACGCTCAGCATGCAAGAATGCGCGAAAATGTCTTCTTCTGGCGTCGGCATCAGCCCCAAAAAGGGGCAATTATTACACCCGAGAGAGTTTTCACAGTATTCCATCATGATGCGCATGCCCTCTATTGCCTTTGTCTTCTCCTCTGCTGTCAGTTCGACAGTGCCGTCAATTTCTTTCATTGGTTAAGTACCTCCTCGCCATATAGGTCTGTCAAAACGCGCTCGACGATCGCCGTCGCGTCTTCTGTTGTTGATGTAATGAGCTTTTGCCCAGATGCCAGCGCCTTGCGCTCGTCTGCCATCGCTATCACGATGCGCGCCCGCGGTATGAATTTGATAATATCGGCGGGCAACGGGTAAAAACTCGACTGCTGAAAGTAGAGCCGCGTGGCTTGTACCACTTCGAGCGTTGTCGCCTCGACGTCTTTAAGCTCTGCATACCAAAGTGCCGCTCTGTTCTTCGCTTGCTCTCTGGTCGTCTTGTCGTTTCTAAAAAAGTCGTTAATAGATGCCAAGAGCGCGGTGACTTCTCTTTCAGTCAAGAGCATCACCCCCAAGCAGATCAGCGAACGGGTTGACCGGGGGCGCTGTCTTAACCTCTTTTTCAGAGCGCAAGAGCCAACCGCGTGCCGCCGCTTGCCAGTCTTTCATTTTGTTGCTGCCAACTCGCCAGCCGTTCGACTCGTAGTAATTGAAAAACTTTTCAGCCTCGAAGACCTCGTTAACTGTTAAACCCTTTTCGAGCTTGTAGCGGGTCATATAGTCAAGAATAAAATCGGGTGACGGGGGTATCACTGCGGGGGCGCTGACGATGGCGCCAGCCTCGTCGTTCTCTCTCTTATCTCTCTCTATACTCTTACTCTTACTCTTACTCTTACTCTTACTCTCGTTACTATTTGTAACGGGGTGCGTTATTTTTCGTAACGCATCTGCGTTACTTTTCGTAACGCTGTCCGTTACTTTTCGTAACGCTTGCAACGAGTTTGATGGGTTTGCGGGCATTTCTTCGCCCTCGTTCTCCTCTTTCTGGCGCTCTCTATAACGTGCCTGTCGGCGTGCGTTATCGTTATCGACAGCCGAGTCAATGAGCTTTTTAGCCTGTGGCAAGACGATGGTGCCGTCGGTTGTTATCTCGATCAGCTCGAAACGTTCAAGGACTTCAAGAGCCTCTTTGACTGTCTCGGGTGCCGTGTTGGTGATGGTCGCCAGCATTTCGGCATCGTAGGGCACTGCCGCGTTGAAACGCAGTTCGCCATCGTGGTCAACCGACTCAACTAAAAGCTTAAGATAGAAATATGCAACGGCGTGACCATTGGGCAAGCTCTCGACGATTCTAATATCGTGGCGTTTAAAGAAGTTACGGGGCATCTTAAGCCAGTAATATCTTTTTGCGCTCATTCGCTTACCTCCTCGGGCATCTGCTCGGCTTTCTTCGCCGCTTTCTCTGCCGCTTTCTTCGCTTTCGCTTTGTACTCGTTGAGTATCTTCAAGACGTCAGCGGGGTCGGTCATTTTGTCGATGTTGTACTTCTGCCAGACTGCCGCCGCGGTGTTACCTGTCGGGTCATACTGGTAGCAAAAATCTGTCAATTTCTGCTTTGCTTTGTCGAGCTCTTGCGCCTGTGCCTTTTCTGCGTCGGGCAAGTCCTCACCCGCGTAGATATACAAGCCTAAGCCGTGGCGCGCTATTGCTTTCGTCAAAGCTCTCTGTATTGCCTTGTTAACGTCCATACTGTCGACAGTTTCGAGCGGTATGGCTTTGTTGTTGTAGTTCATAACGGGCAAGTATTCTATGTGCTCAATGCCGTTGACAGTCACGCCGACCTTAACCCAACATGTTGAGTTATCTGTGTGGTAGTTCCACCCCCGGTCGTTCTCGTAAACTGTGTATGTGGCATCGGGGTGCACTTTCTTAAGCTCGCCCCAAGCCCAAGCCCAAGACAAGTATGTCAACTGCCCTTTCTTCTCGGTCTTGTCGGTCACGTTGATCGCGTTCAACTCTGTAAAATAATTTTTGTTTTCTTCTGGCATGGTCTTGCCCTCCTCATTCGTCAAAAGTGTCGTCAGCCTCGATCGTGTCAAGGTCTTCTATCATGTTTACAATGGTGCACTCTCGGCAGCACCAAGAGCCGTTATAATGGTAGAGTCTGCCGCCCTCACACTCGGCAATGTTGCGCATGCAAATGTCGCAGATCACGCCAGCCTCGGCGTTTGTCTTCGTTTTGTGGCTATAATTGCCATTTTCGTCGCACCAGCTCACTTTTTTACCTCCTCATAGTCCTCAACAAGCTCTTCGTGCTCGTGCCTCTGGCGAAATATGCAAATCAATGCGCGGCGCCTTACGCCATTAACTACGACTGTGCAGCCGTGCTTATTGATGTATTCGCGCTTAACTCTGTCGCTTTCTTCGTCGGTCAGATCGCTCGCCAGCGTTATCCATGTCTTGCAGTGGTCAGGACTTGCCACAACTTCGTAGAACGTTGTTTCGTCAGCCATGTCACACCCCCCGCAAAATGGTATATTTTGCGACTCTGCTCTTAGAGCCGTCGCGGTTGGTGACTTCGATGCGCTCGGAGTCGATTAAATAACCCTTAACGCGCAAGTCGTGTATGCGGCTTGCAAGCCTGTATATGCCGAGCTTAAGCGCATCGCGCTGGGTGATGGAGCCGTGAGCCTTGCAGAATGAAACAATTTTTGATTCTTGCGTTAATGTGTTCATGTCGTTACCTCCTCAAAACTTAAATGTCGGGTTGGGTATCTTGTGCGCCGCTAATGTGGCGTTGAGTTTTTGATTCTCGTCAAAAAGCTCTTTGTTGTATTCCTTAAGCTGGTCAGCCTCGCCCCTCAGCTTTGCCAATTCGAGCTTTATGTCGTTCTTCTCGGCGATAATGCGGGCAGCCGCGCCGCACGCCAGCAGAAAACCAATAACAAAGCCAATGATTAAAATGAAAAGCTTGACCAAAACATCAATGTATGCGGGTGTCATTGTGTTACCTCCTCAAAATTCGATAATGTAAACGCTTGCCGTGGTGGGGTTGAATGTCTTTGACTCGCTCACGCTGTCGGTAAAAATGTCGATGTCGTTGCCCTTGATCGCGCTGCCCGTGTCGGTAGCCTCAAAAATCACGCCCTCATAACCGGGCAAATCTATCATTAAGAAAGTGCCCAGCGGTATGACTTTCGGGTCGACGGCAACAGTCCAACATTCTGGGTTAGTCGTGACTTTCTTACCGCTCGCGGTGATGCCCAAATCGTTGCCGCACTGCTCAACAGTTGCGGCGTACTTGGTCAAATAGAACTCGCCCGCGTATGTCTTGCGGTAGTAGTTGACCTCGATGGAGTCGAGCACGTCTTTGAATGTCAAAACGTCGTCAATGATGGCTTTGGCGCTCTCTTTTGCCGCCTTGACCTCGAACGCCCTCGACACGTCTGGCAATGTGATGCCGTCCGCGCTGGCCTTGATGCCCCTTATAGCGCCCATATTTGCGCGCTGTGGCGTTTCTTCACCCTCTGCGGGTGTCAATAGGCTCGGAGCCGTGCAACCGATAAAAACAACGCCGAGAAACGTCAAGAACGCCAGCACATTGAAAAATCTGTCATACATCGCCAAAAACCTCGCCGAGCTCTCGCCCCAAGTAGTCGCATATGCGCCTTTTTTCCTTGATCTGAAAAGGTCGCGAGCCGTTCAACGATCTGCGTGCCGTCTTCTCGCTCTTTTCCATGACCTCGGCAAGCTCCGCAACTGTCCCAAACTCTGCCGTAATAACGGGAAAATTTGATTTTTTTGTCTGTCTCATGCGTTAAATACCTCTTTTGCTTTGTTCTGTCTTACTTAACATCATTAGCAAAAAAAATTGCGTCACGATCTTCGACAGAAAACTCTAACAAGTCGCTGATTTTCTTGGCGTCGAAAACTGTCATTTTGGTCTTGCCCGTCAGCTTGTACGTTGCCGACTGTCTTGACACGCCAAGCGCATCGGCGACAGCGTCGCGGGTCACATGCCTCTCGGCGAGTGCTCCGCGCAGCTTGTCATAATCTATCATGCTGTTTTGTCCCCCTTTCTGTTTGTTCTGTGTTACTTAACACAATTCGAGTGTATAAATATTCTTGTGGTTTGTCAATAAAAACTTTGCATTTGTAAAGTTACAGTTGCATTACAGCAAATAAGGCACTACAATTCTGTTGATGGAGGTATATAAATGACAGATAAAGAAAAGCAACGCGCGCTACGTTTTGGCGCGTATATTAGAGAGTTGCGCACGGCTCGCGGCATGACACAAGACGAGCTTGCCAAAAAGTGCGGCTATTCCAACCGCGCGGCGATCAGCAGCGTAGAAAAGGGCAAGAACGACATAGCGCTCGACCGCGTGCCCGCTTTTGCCGATGCTCTCGGCGTTACGTCTTCGCAATTGTTTAATGCTTACGACTACGAGAGAGCCGACGCCAGTCTTGAAACGTCGCCGCAGATCGAGGCTATAAAGAGCATGTTGACCGAACTGACCCCGAGCCAGCTTGAACAAGTGACCGCCATTGTAAAGGTCATGCGGGACCAGAACGGGGGCGCAAAATGAGCAAACCCGTATGGAGTGACAAGGCGGGGCGCTGGTCTCTGCGAGTATATGAGAATCGCAAATGCATTAAGACATTTACAAGCACCAAAAAGGGCGCAGCGGGTCGCAATGAGGTCTTGCGCAAGCGCACCGAGTTCGAGGCGGGCACCGATGTCAAAGCCTCAGTTGGTTTTGAGTGGGCGCGGTTTCTCGTCGATGTCTCTGCCCGGTACTGCCCCGAGGCGCGCAGAAATATAGAAATATGTGGGAAAAATAACATTTTACCCGCGTGCAGATCGCGCGCGGTGTCGTCCATGACTGTCAACGACTGGCAAATGATAATTAACGGCGCAAGAAAAAAGAACGGGGCGCCATACTCTAAGCGGTATTATAAGACGATACGCACGACAATAGGCTCTTTTTTGAAGTTCTGCGAGCGTGATGGCTTAAGCGTGGCAAATTCCACTTTGCTCTATACGCCCAAGCATGCCGAGCAGAAAGAGAAAGCCGTCCTGACGCCGTTCGTGGTCAAAAGGCTCTTTGACGATGCCGAAGACTTCGCCAACGACTATTTTATACATTTTTACCGCGTGTTATATTTGTGCGGTCTTCGCCCGTCGGAGGCTTGCGGCTTGCGCTGGTCTGATCTCCATGGCGATAAGCTCATAATATCCCGAGCGGTCACGAGAACAATGCGCATAAATAACGGCAAGACTGCCAACGCTCAGCGAGTCCAATTTCTGCCCGACATTGCATTAAAAGAGTTCGAGGCACAAAGAGAGCTCACGGCATCGTTAAAAAGCCCGTGGGTATTCCCCAACTTTTCGGGCGGTATGTTGTGCCAAGACTTGCCCGCGCTCCACTGGCGCCGTATTCGCACAACACTCGGGTGCACTGATGTGGCTTTATACAATTTCAGACACTCATACATAACCGCTTTGGCGGGCGCTGGCGTGCCTCTTATCAGCCTTAAAAGCCTCGTCGGTCATTCTGTCGACATGCCCACGCTCGAAGTTTACGGGCACACGACAGAATCGTCGCTCAGAGCCGCACAAACCAAGCTCAACGAGGTCTTTGGCGCTCTCTGACCAAGTCGCGGCAAAAAGTCGCGACAGCTGTGGAATTTTCACGGACAGCAAACGGACAGCAAAAAGACAAAAACAGCCGAGAGCCTTATAAATAGGCATTTTGACGGACAACACGCGGACAATTAACCGCAAAGAAATTATTTTCAAGTCCTGTCAGGCGCACCACCCAAACCCCAAGAGTCACAAGGCTTGCGGGGTTTGTCATTTTTCAGAGTTGCGACAAAGTTGCGACAGCCTTTTAAGTTCGGAACGGTCAAAGTCCTATTAATGGGACAAAAAAAAGACCCCCAACCGCGAGGGGTTAGGGGTCAAGGAATCGGCGCCGTTTTTGTTGCTTGAATACTTAAGGAAGAGATTAACCGAAACTCAAGGATAATTATGGAATTGTGACAGATAAAAGAAAACCGCGGCGCCGTTCTTTTTATACTTTCTTAAGGTACGTCATAGATGCCCAACCAGTGCGCCCCGCGTATGCGGTATGCGCCCAGCCGTTTGACTCGCCGTTAACTTCGATAACTGTGCCGTTGGGAATACGAGCCAAAACCACGCTCTTGGTGTTGGGCGCCGCTCTCAGTCGGAGGGGCACGCCCGTGTTGGTCTTAACCTTGTACTTGTTGGACTTCGGCGGCTCTGGTGCTGGTGCGGGTGTTGGAGCGGGCGCAGTCTCGTCGGCAAACTTGGGCGCAATAAAGCCGCGTATGTTTTTCGCGTTGACCTTTACCGACCTGTTGCCGACAGCGTCGTTTTTGTTGCCCTCTGTGACAGTGAACGGGTTGCCCGCTTTCGTTACGATGCCAGTATGATCGTGCCCGATAGTGTCGTCGCCCTTGCCCGAGTCGTGCCAGTCATACATAATCACGTCACCAACGCGGGGGTTATAGTCGTCAGCCTCGACCCAGATGCCCGCAGCCTTTGCCTTTTCAATAAGCGAATGGGGGCCAGTGCCGCACGAATAGTCGACCGGGACGCCGATGCCGTCCTTCAGGACGTTGCCGGTCTCCTGAGCAACCGCGCCGACAAACATCGCACACCAAAGCGAACTCGTTGATCCTCTTCGGCCTTTGTCGCACGCCTTGTTATAATCGGCAACGAGCTGCTTGTGACCTTTCGAGCCCTCTGGCGTGCCGAGCCATGAGAGTGCTTTGTTGACAAAGTCTTCGCGCTTGCTCATTTCTTTACCCCCTTTTTGTCGTGTATGCTCTTTGCTACGACAACGATGGCGCCGAGAAGTGTGTCGAGCGCGGCAAATGTAGCCGTGAGCTCAGCGCCGTGCGGTATATTCCAAATGGAAACAAGCGCAGCGGCAAACGTCAGCACTGGCGTAGCAATAAGTGCAATGGTTTTGATAATGTCGTATGTTTTATTACTCATGTTTTACCCCCTTGGTGTAGAGCTCCTCAAAAGAGCGTTTTATATACTCGTTTGCTATCTGCGTCAGTCCGTTGCTAAAGCCCGGGTGACTCTCACATTAGC